CACATTAAAGGGGGTGATGAAACATGAATACAAAAGAAAGAGGGCTTACGCTGCTAGGAAGATACCTAAAGTTCAATGAGACAGAGGTTAATGAGTTAAGAGAAAAAATTAAAAATCTTACTTATAATCGCCAACATCAATTGTTAAATTTCACCATTCTAGGTAATGGAAGAGTAATATTCCTAAATCAAAAACAGGATGGATGGAATATCCGTATCACAGGGAATGGGCCAATACGAGAAGGGCACTTAGCAACAATGGAATCAGTAAGGCGATACATATGGAGTGAATTACATGAATAAACCATATTGTGCAATCTGTAGTGATACAGGCAATAAAAAAAGCCATCACTACATACATTACTGTAGGAAGGCTAAAGGATCTATTCATATGGAACATTGCGATGCATGTCAGTATTTAGAAGTCAGTCAAGGAGACATGCATTGCAATTATCCAAAGGAAAAAGAAAAGGGCCCTAGAAAAGAGCCCTAATCTAGCACGTAAATTACGCACAAATCCTAACGTAATTATATCATACATGGCGTGCTAATACTAGGAAATACCGATAAAGTCGGTGTTTCCTAATTAACTAGATATAACATATTAACAAATCGACCATGAGGATACATTACGATGAGGAAACGCAGAAAAGTCATATCTAAAAATATGATAGAGGTGCTTGATTATCATACCTCTAGGACATATAGAAGAAATGGCAAACGTGTAAAAAAGAAATGCATCACACCAGAAGCACAGAAAAAGCAGAATGAAAAGCAAGCAGAGGCAATGTTACGAATGTTGATTGATAACAATTTCAATACAAATGATTGTTATCTAACACTCACATATAAAGAACAGCCAGCAACATGGGATGATGCAAAAAAAGATATTCAGAATTTTATAAGACGGCTCAAACGTAGATATAAAAAACTGGATAAAGAATTGAAATACATTTACATAGCGGAAGGAAAAACAAGAATACATTTCCACATGATCATCAACAATACAGAAGTATATTCAGATGAGTTGAATGAACTTTGGCCACATGGCATGCATAAGCTGATGTTGTATCAAGGAAGAGCAGAAGATGCAGTGAGATTAGCAAGCTACTTTGTAAAAGAAAAAAGAAGTGCATGCTATTCAGATAAAGAAGATGCATTTAAGCGCAGATGGAATAGTAGTAAGAACCTTGAAAAACCAAAAGTAAAAACAGAAATCCTAAAACCAAGTGAGTGGAGAAATTATATACAGCCACCAAATGGGTACTACGTAGAAACAGATAGCGTAGTAGAGGATGTATCAGAGGAAGGGTATCCTTACAGGTTCTATAGATTGATAAAGATTGAGGAGGTAAAGAGTGGAATTACTAGGAATAGGAATCGTCATAGGGATAATGCTAGGAATGGCAATAGTTTCTCTATGCGTAATTAGTAGTGAATGTAAAAAGTGGGAGGGAAAACAAATTGATAAATATAAATCAAGTGTATTTAAGCGGTAATGTAGTAGCTGATGCGGAATTAAGATATACAAAAACAGGAAAGCCAGTACTTACATTTAGAATGGCAACAAATAAATACGTGAATGAAGTACAAAGTACAAGCTATCACAACATTGTGTGTTGGGTTGATGCGGAAGTATATAGCGGTTTACGGAAAGGTGATTTTGTAGCCATAGCAGGTGAGTTGCGTTCTAGATCATATGAAGATAAAAAAGGAGAGAAACGCTACGTAACCGAAGTAGTGGCACAAAACCTTACCTATGGACTTAAACAAAATGAAAGTCAAAGTAATTTTGATGGATACGGAGAGGAAGAAGAAAAGATTCCATTCTAGGAGAAGTTATGCAAAACACATCAACAGTAGGTATTCCAAAGAATTGTATGAATTGATTAGTGTTAGGGCTAACAATCTATACAGACATGGAAATAAAAGATGCATTAAAAGAGCATTTTGGCTTATCTGACAGAAAAAAGATAAAAGGAAGAAGTACGAAACGAGGTAAATAAGATGAATAAGAAAATGATGTTAGCAGTAATGGTATTAAGTGCAGTAGTAAATGGCGTATATGCAAGCGGTACAAACAATTTAGTAGGTGGTACAGATAATGTGGCAACTGCTAATAGTGCGGCGGTGTTTGGCTATCAAAATGTTGTAAACGCTAATAATGCACTAGCCATTGGTGAGAATAATACAGTGAATGGCACAAATTCTTTTGCAGGAGGTAACAATTCCAAAGCAGAAGGAAGAAATACATTAGCCTTTGGCAGTCATGCAGAGGCATTAACTGAATACACATATGCGATTGGTTCGCAAGCAAGAACATCCGCATATGATGCGATTGCCATTGGAAATGGTGCATACGCAGGGGGTGTATCAAGTGTAGTAATTGGTAGAAGTAATGCAGTTAGCGGAGATAATACAACAGTAATTGGTGCGAACAATCAAAATGTAACGGCAGGTCAATCACTAATTATGGGTTATAACAATGTAACTGGCAGTGAACAAGAACAAATCGTGGTAGGTGTAAATTCTAAAACAAGTGGCCAAGGTGCTACAGTGATTGGCACACATGGACAAGCTACAGGATACGATACAACGGCAATTGGTAATAATACGATTGCAGACAAACCAAATAGCGTTGCGCTAGGAACTAATAGCGTAACAGATGATGCAGTAAATCAATTGCAAGCAATGGTGAATAACACAACATATGTATTCGCTGGTACAGATGCAACATCAGTAGTCAGCGTTGGTAGTAAAGACCGTGCAGGATATGGCGGAGTAAAACATTATGTTCGACAAATTCAGAACGTTGCTGCAGGACGAGTAGATGCATCTTCAACTGATGCGGTGAATGGTTCACAACTACATGCTGCATATGATGCAATCAACACAATGCGAACAGACATTGATAACGCATTAGATGCACAAGAACAATTCAATACGGCAGTACATAACACATTAGCTAATCATAAGGATGCAATCAAAAACAATACACAACGAATTGCACAAAATACGGATACCATTCAAGCACATGATCGCATGTTAGCAAATCATGAGCAACGTATTGATGTATTAGAACATCAAACACATAATGCTTTAACAAATTTAAAATCAGACATTAGCCGATTAGATGGACGAGTAAATAAAGTAGGTGCAGGTGCGGCTGCATTAGCTGGCCTACATCCTATGGAATTCAACAAAGATGATAAATTCAGCGCATCTATTGCATATGGCCATTACAACAATGCCAATGCAGTAGCATTAGGCTTGTACTACAGACCAAATGAAAAAGTACTACTAGGAATTGCAGGTACATTCGGAAGTGAAAACATGTACAGTGTAAGCGCATCTTTCAAATTTGGTAAACATAGCGAATATGAACCACAATCTAAACAAGGTGAAATTGAAAGTATGAAAGCACAAATTGCAGAATTAACTGCAAGACTTGATGCGGTTAGCAAATAAAACAGGGTGGGCGGTATATCCGCCCTTTCCTATAAGTAGAAACGAGGAGACAATATGAAACCACTCATATATAAAGGCCTTAGATTAGGAACAAATAAAACAGAATGGGTAAGTAGTGATGAAATCAAGCAAAGCTACTCACAAATTAGATTGTTAGCAGTACAAAATGATAGCTACTCATGGATACCAATTGAGGATGGAACGTTATGCAGAGGTAGTGAGGCGAAAGATTGTACTGGAAAGCGCATATACGAAAACGACATTATAAAGTTTGATTGTAAATCAATACAAGATACTCCATTAATAGCAGAAGTATATTACAGCAGTGATAAATATCAATGGCGATGTAAAACAATTGTAAAAAATAGAGCACTAGATTTTGACATAGCATTCATTGTAAATAATGGAAAGGTAAAAATAGTAGGGAATAAATTAGAGGGATATGAACATGAATAGTAGATTCAGAAATGTGTGTAAAGCACATGATCATATCGTAAAGTGCAGAACAAAGGAAGGGAAAAGAATATTCTTACCACGTTGGGGATATGTGATAATTCCTTCTGATAAATTACTAACTGCAAGAATAAAAAGGAACGTTTACAAGGGAAACAGTAAATTTAATCAATGGGCGAGGAAACTATGGATGTACCATACAGAGGGTGCAAGTTTAGAGAAGTAGCTTGCCACGGAAAATGCGAAAGCTATTTAGACTATAGAAAAAGACTAGATGAGCAAAACAAAGAGAGATACAAAGAAATTGACACATATAGTTATGTAGGGGATAACGTGAGAGCAATCAGACATAAAATGCGTAAAGCACGATATGGGTGCACAGTAAGAGATTGAGGCAGAAAAAATGTTAGTAAAAAATGAAAGTGAATATTGTTGGAGCTTCGATGGTGATGCAGGTGATCCACAAAGTAGTATTGAAGGGGCCATTGATGACTTTTTAAACTACAATGAAAGCTATTGTTGGGATGATAAGAACGATGTTGAATACTTAGAACAAGAGATATTAGATGATTACGTAGAAATAGGTCATCCATACTATTATGTTCCAGAAGTAGATGGAAAGCGTGTAATTTATGATCTTATAGATTATGATTTGCCTGAAGAGTTCGCTGAACTTGATTTTGAATATTTGAAAAAGGTAAAGAAAGAACATTTATGTGAGTTAAGTAAAGCGATGACAGAGGTACTTAGAAAATGGGAAAAATCACATGGATATGGATATAGGGCTTATTTAATACAAGAAACAAAACAGTATAGAATTGGAGATTATATAGATTCTGATGGAAATTATAAATAGGAGTAAATAATGCAAAGAAAATGTCATAGGTGCGATAGATTATACACACCAACAGACCATAACACGTGGTGCCCAGATTGTGTGGCAGGAAAACCAGTAGTACCACGCAAGACAGCAAAGCAAGTAGCAAAAGAAAACAGAGAACGAATGGAGCAAGCATATAAGTACGCAAGATATTGTGTGCAGTGTGGGAAACGCTTTTACACCAATAAAGCCAATAAGATGATATGCGGCGAATGGGAATGTAAAGAAAAGCAACAGAAACAATTATTACAAGCAAGGCGAACAAAAGAACGTGCATTAAGGGGGCTGTAAAATGATTAGAATTCTAAACATACAATTTGGTGAGTATACCAAAGTAACGTATATGAAACATAATGGCCGATGTGATGAAACATACCAGTTAAAAACGAAAGACCTATATAGGCCAGAAATGATAAGACAATATGAAAAAATGAAGGAACTATTCTTGCAATGGTTTCCAACATTCAAGTTTTCAGCAAACTTATATTACTTGGTAGGTATGGGCGTTAAATATAACAAACATGATGATGCAATGATTGATAAAGTTAAAGTAACAGGCGCTTTAGAAAATAAAGCAGGTAGTTTGTGTAAGGTAGTAAGTGAATGGCTACCAGTAGGAACGAGTGAAAACAAAATAATCATGGAGTTTTTAAAAGAAGTGGTTATGTTTGTTAAAGGTGAAAGAGCGAAAGGGAAACTGTTTGAAAATACAGAAATAGAAGAGGTAATAGATGCAATTGATGCGGATGATAGCCATGTATTCCATGTTAATGATCTACAAGCTAAAGGAGTAACACAATGATGAATGGGAGATTGATATATGTAGCACATCCTTTTGGTAGTACAAATGGAATAAATTGTGAAGATGTCATAAATAGTAATCAGATGGCAATAGATGAAATTATGAAAAAGTTAGTATTAAAAGATAGAAATAATGTATATCTATCTCCATTACATAATTTTTCTATGTTATATTTTGAAAAAGATTATGCTAAGGGGTTACAAATTTGTTTAGATATGTTGGAAAAGTGTTCAGTATTAATATTATGTGGAGATTGGCAACACTCAAAAGGCTGCATTGGAGAATGGGCTTATGCTAATGCAAGGAATATAAAAATATATTCTCTTGAGGAATGGGAAGAACATCTTGAAAAGCAAGGGGATATTAGCAGATGACGGGAAGGGAATATTTAATTCAAATCAGAGATACTGATTTGAACATTAGATGTAAGGAGAGGGAAA